AAAATAGTTAAAAGTTCTAGGCGTTCAGGTAGATCCAGGGGTGGAAGATCGGTTCAAACCATTCTTCAAAAAACCACCACTAGCATTACTTACGGCTTTGGTGGTGTAAAGATCTACGATGAAAAGCTTAGACTGTATCTAAATACTAACTCTGGTGATCTTTGGCGATGGATGGAAATTAGAGGCAACTTAGCTGTAGAGAAAGCTAAAAAGCAGGTTGGATCTAAAACTGGAGCACTTAGGCAATCTATTCACAAAAAGCACCTGGGAAACTTTACCGGTCAGTATATGTGGATTGGATCATTTAACGACATAGCTTACGTTCACCATGAAGGAACTAAACCGCACATTATTACCTCTGGTCCCGAGGGTCCTGACGGTAAGCGTTTAGTCTTTAAAAGCGGTACTGTTTTAATTCATACTGTCAGGGTTGTTCATCCTGGAACCAAACCAAACCCATACCTTAGAAACCAGCTGAGATTCTTCGACAAGCGTTTTGACTAAACTCACGCTGCGTCGGGCTTGGTAAACTATTACATAGGGAATATATCCCAACCTAAATGACAATTAAGGAAAATTACATAATGGCAAAAAGATTCAAAGATTTTGGTTCTGGAAAAGATCTTTCTCAAATTGAACCGCTCTCTTTCATGCTACATGGTGAAGAGTTTCTCTGCACCCCGGTTGTTCAAGGCAAGTTCCTTTTGGAGCTTATTTCTACAACTGCAAACACCGAAGACGACCCGACCGCTTCGGCTCGCATGGTAAATGATTTCTTTTCTCACGTTTTAGTAGAGGAAAGCTACGAGCGTTTTGAGAACCTACTTAAAGACAAGAACCGTCTTGTTGAAGTAGAAACTCTTAGCGAAATTGTGGCATGGCTGATGCAGGAGTACACAAACCGCCCAAATCAGCCAGCAGAGGTCTAATTAGCTGGGCAATTGACCTCTGGCCATACGTCCACGGAAAGGCATTAGTGCAGGGAATACATCTAGCAGAGATGGAAGCATCAGACATGCTAGATGTATTGCACTACTACTTTGAAGAGGACACAACTTATATAACTCAAGAGCACGCCCTGTATACAGACAGCCGTAGGAAATCCTTATATCGAATCTTTTACGAGACGGAATATAAGTATGGATCAACTTCGGAAAATACAACAAGAACGTATATGTCTGATACGGGCGAGGAGTATACGAGTAAATCGTATGTTCCGCCGACTGAGTTTGACCCAGAATCTAGTCTTCCTTTCGGGGACGTACTAGATGCCCCGATTGGTTAGTTTCTAGATTTAGGAGGTGAGTTATGGCTGTAGTAGGCGAAGCCCACATTATCGTCCGTGCCATAACCACGTCAGTTAAAGACGACATTAAAAAAGGTTTTGCCGGTGTCGATGAAACTATCACGCAAACTGGCGATAGAGCCAGAAAAATGTTTCAGGATGACTTTGCGGACTCATCTGCTCAAGCTAGAAAAGCTTGGTCAAGGTTAGTTAGAACTGGATACATACTTCAAGGCGCTATTGGAAGCATTGCTGGTGCTTTGGCTTCAGTTATTGGTGGTATTGGAGCTCTAGCTGGTGCTGTGGGAGGTGCAGCTGGTTCTGTAGCAGCGTTTGCTGGAGTTATAGCTGCCCTACCAGCTGGTATTGCAACATTTAAACTCGCCTTAGGCGGGGTGGGGGCCGCGGTATCCGCGGCTATTAAGGCAAATAAAGCTTATTCTAATTCCTTAGAAGAAGCTAGAAAACAGCTTAAGCAGCTAAAGAATGATGCTGAAGAGGCTGCCCTAGCCGAGGATGAAGCAGCTCTTAGGTTGCAAAAAGCCAGGGAAGCTCTTCTTCTTACGGCTGACCTGCCTGCCAACTCTATTGCTCGTCAGCAAGCTGTTCTAGATTATCGTCGCGCTGACCTTGAATATAGGCGAGCAGCAGAACGTAATAAAGACCTTAAGAAGCAACTTGCTAATCCTCCGAAAGCTAAAGCTGGAGAAGATCCATTTAAGGATTTGACTGCTAGCCAAAAAGAGTTTGCTCAGTATTTGGTTACGCTGGAACCCCTAATTAAAAGGCTTAAAGAAGCTGCTTCTAGTTCTTTATTGCCTATTCTTCAAGATCAGATTGACCGTCTTGTAAATAGCAGCAAAGGTGCTAAAACATTCTTCGAGGTCATTGAGCAGGGAATTAAACGAACCGGAACTGGTCTAGGCTCTGGTATTACTAAGTTTGTTGACGCTCTTACTACCCCTAGAAACTTAAAACTACTAGAAGACGTATTTAAGGGCATTCAGCCAGTCTTTGAGACTATGGGCGAAGTCTTTGGTAGCTTGTTTGGTAGCTTCTTAATTATCACAAAAGCTGCTTTCCCGGCTACCCAAAAGCTACTCACTTTCATTGAAAGCAAAGCCAAGGTATTTGAAAACTTCTTAGATACTAAAAATAAATCTGGAGAACTTACTGCTTTCTTCACCAGGGCCACTAAACTTGCTGGAGACCTTGGCCAAGTGCTGAGTAATATTGGTGGATTCTTTGGCGACATGATCAAGTCAAACTTTGGCCCCACCAGCGGTGGTCAATATATGATTAATGTTCTTAAGCAGTCGACCCTAAGACTTCGTAATTTACGCGAAGAAATGGGTGCTACAAAGATGGATGACTATTTCTATCAAGCATCTATTAACGCTAGAAATGTTTTGGCTCTTATTGGTGACATGGGTAAAGGACTTATGGCGCTAGGTGCCATGAGTGAGACTCAGATTACTTTTGCCGAGCTTCGTAAAGCCGGACCGTACCTCCAAAAGTGGCTTGAAGAAGGTGCCAAACTTGGACCAATAATGGCGCAGATTGTCACTAACTTTGCTAGATTTATGTCTATTTTTTCTGAATCTGACAACGTTCTTACATTCTTTAGAGTTATAAATAACGTCATTAAAACGATGGCCGACATAATGCAAAATGAAGTTATAGCTTCTGTTGTTGGTTTGATAGCTAAATTTACTGCTTTTATGTTGGCGGTTAAAACTATCGGTGCCATATTTAAATTTATATTTGGAAAAGTAATTATTGGCGGCATTAGAGCTGCATATCTAGGAATGCTTCGACTAATTGCCAACATGCGAATTGCCGCTACGGGTGCTACGACTCTTGGTAGAGCCATGAGTCGAATTGGTGGTCCTATATTAATGGTCATTGGTACCATAATTTTGGCACTTATGGAACTTAGGGACGCTCAACAGCAGGCAATTAACGACACTCTTGGTAATCTTGATGACCTAAATTCAAAGGCTAGATCTAGTGCATACGATGGAGTATCTCTTTTAACAGCTTCTATTGGAGAGCTAGATGGTAACCTGGACGCACTATTTCAAACCTATAAAAAGGGAGAATGGGGCGTTAAGGAATCAAGAGACGCTAATATAAATATACAGGATATTACTAAATCTAGTTCTGCTTTCAAAGACGCGTTAACACTTGTAAACGGTCAAATGAAAAATACTGCCAATCAATTGGTCACTATAGGTGGGGTTAGTAAAGAAGATGAGCAAGAACTAAATGCCTTAAAATTAGCGTTTGCTAATACCGGCACTGCACTGAGTGATTTAGCCAGAACTAATCTTCCACTAGCTACTCAAAAATTTAAAGACATTGCTCAGAGTCAAAGACTAAGTAAAGACGAGCAGCTTGCTCTATTGAACACTATGCCGGATCTAAAAAGAGCACTCGGCGAAGCCGCTGGAGCAGCAAATGGGCTTACAGGTGATCAAAATCTGCTAAATATCGCTATGGGTGTGGGCGATGATTATGCGAACGCTGTGGCCACTCAACTGTATGGTGTTGAGGGTGCTGCAAAAGCGGCTCAGGAAAAAATTGATGGTCTTAAAGAAAAAATCTTTAACTTTGGTACCGTAACACTAGATACTAGAGCTGCTGCTAGATCCTTTGAAGAGGCTATTGATGCGGTAGCTGAAGCCGTACTACAAAATGGAAAAGGCTTAGATATCACCACCGAAGCTGGTCGCGCCAATAGTGCAGTTTTAGATACCTTAGTTAAATCAGGTCTAGACTATGCAAACTCCGTATACGAGCAAAATGGCAATTCTGCCGAACTGCAAGCTAATATGGACAAACTTAGAATTAAAGTTGAAAAAGCTGCAATTCAAATGGGTGTCGGCGCTGATGAAGCCAAGAACCTGGCTGACGAACTTATTGGTAACAAGTTCCAAATAAAGATTGCAGTCAAAGAACTAACAAAAGCTGAAGCTGAAGCGGCAGTAAGTGCTGCAAGAAATGCACTTAAACAGGCTGGAGCTAGCGGTTACAGCTATAAATTGACCGCAGCTGATATAGCAAATATTAAAGCAGGAAAGATTAAAGTCAATGATGCTCTTAATTTCCGCTATGGAGGTTACGTAAATGCCTTCAGTGCCGGCGTTCCTCGCTTTGCACCTGGCGGACCCGTATTTGGTCCTGGAACTGGAACAAGCGACTCGATTCCTGCCATGCTTTCAAACGGTGAGTTTGTTGTAAATGCCAACGCTACCGCAAAGAATAGAAGCCTACTTGAGGCAATTAACTCTGGTAACCAGTCGGCATCTGTTGGAAGCAGTGTAAACATTACCGTTAATCCATCCCCTGGAATGGATGAAAAAGAACTTGCCGCTGAGGTTTCAAGACAACTTGCATTCGCTATGCGAAAAGGATCTAGCTACTAATGATTAATGACAACTTAATTTACAATCCATCGTTTAGAAACGGGACCACTGGATGGGCCGCTTTTACATCGGGAAGCATTGCTGCCCATACCGATGATTCGTTTGTTGGCGATGCTTGCGTTAAGTTTACAAAATCATCAACTACGGATGATGCTGGAGTTTTTAGCGCTGCTGGCTATAAAGCAGTTGCAGTAGCTGGTAATGTCTACAGTGCTTCGGCTTACGTAAAAGTCCCTACCGGACAAGAAGAAATACAAGTTAGAGCTAGCTTTAGATGGTACGACTCTGGCGGAAGTTTTTTGAGCGGATCAGCCGGAACTTTAACCACTATTAATGATGCAGATGGTTGGATTCGGTTAACAACTGAAAATAAAACTGCTCCAGCTAGTACTGCATTTGCTGACGTTGTTATCTACCAAGATGCTGGAACAAAAACTGTAGGAAACTACTTTTTAGTAGACGCAGTTAAGTTAGAAAACTCGGCTATTGCTACTCAGTTTGTCGAGCCAGTGGACCAGGCTGAAGAAACTCGTAAAGTAAACATTGGTCTTACTAAGGTCCCAATTCCACACCTTACTGGTATGGAGCTCAATGCGGACATTATGCTTAATGAGCTTCTACTAAATACTATTGACGAAAACGGTGTCGTTTGGGTCTGTAGCGATATCGACGGCTGGTGGAACCTTCCAGATTCGGAAGTTCCAGATCTCACCCGTGGTCTTGATGACGGTTCGTACGATGTTCGCGGTCGCTATGCAGCTCGCGTACTTACTCTTACTGGATCAATTCTTCCGCCTAACCGAGATGCAGCAGCAGTTGCTAGAAATAGACTAATTCAAGCAATCAACCTTATCCATACTGGTGGATGGTTGTTTGTTGATGAGAGCCCAACCAAAGCGGCCTATGTTCGCCTAAGCGGTAGACCTTCTATCCAAAACACCAACGCGCGTGGACGCATTGATTTTTCTATCGGACTTAGGGCCGCTAACCCAGTAAAGTTTAAGTGGAACTGGGAAGACCCAGACGGGTACATCACAACTACTGTGACTAACGGATCCACTGCGACCATTGAGAATGAAGGAAATACCGACGTTCCTATTGTGTTTACGATAACTGGAGGGGCTACCGCCAATCTCACTGCCCCGATTACGGTCACCAACACCACTGAAGCTCAGACACTAACTATTGTTAAAAATCTTCGTGCAGCCAACTATGCGGTAAATATATCTAGCTCAGCCAGAACTGGAAACACGGTTACTCTTACTGTAGCCAGCCACGACTTCTTAGTTGGCGACATTGTGACCATCGCAAACGTCAGCACTTCTGGTAGAACTTCACTTAATGAAGCTGCAGTAACTATCAGCAACACGACTAGCACCACCATTACCTACACCGGAACCACTAGCGGAACTCTGGCCTCTGCTTCGACCAACGGTGATATTGGTCTTGACTCGGCTGACACTCTTGTTGTCGATACTTACAATAAATCAGCCCTATTAAATGGATCGGCTACCTACGCCAGGTCTTACATAGATGCTGTGGTTGACTGGATTACACTTGCCCCTGGGGACAATACCATTGGGTTTACTGATTCTGGTGGTACTACAGACATGACCGTCGAACATAGGTCTGGCTGGATCGGGTAAAATAGATACATATAACGACGCCTAGACACAGGGTTACTGATGCCAATTACCACTAATGATTTCTCGACAAAAGTCGCGGAGTATAAGTACTTTGCCGTGGACATTTTGTCTAACGAAATTAAGGCCGAGATTCCATTTTATGATGTTGGCTTTGAGCGTGCCCTAAAGGGCGCAGGTGCTTTTTCTGGCAAGGTTTCAATTGCTCCCGATACAGAAGATCTTGATCTGTACAACACCACCCTTCCAGGCAAAATTGCAATTTTTATTACCCGCAACGGTATTTGTATCTGGGGCGGGATTATCTGGTCTCGAACCTATACCCTAACTAATCGCGTTATTGATGTAAACGCATCAGAGTTTAC